TTATCAAGCCATACAGAACGGCTGGATCTAACAGGTATGCCATGGGCGCCATTGGAAGAGAGATTGACCAAGTGCTCGGGGATCTTGTTCCGAATGAAAGCGTTCATCTCTTCAGTAAAGGATCTTGGAGTAATCACAACCTCATTGCCTGGCTACTTAAAAAGACCGGTCCGGCCGATGTTTATCTCACATCTTGGACGGTCAGCGAGGTAGCAGTTCGAACGCTCATTAACTTGATTGAAAGCGGTCTGATCAATTCGCTACATGGCTTATTTGATGAGCGAATCAAAGTACACTGCCCCCAGGCGCATCAATTGGCAAGCCAAACAATAGCAGATCTCAGACTAACAAAGATTCACGCCAAGTGCATCGTAGTAATCAATAAGGATTGGGGTGTTAGCGTGTCTACGAGCGCCAATATGAGTGTGAATCGGAGTATAGAGAAATATGTGATCTGCACGGATCGGAAAATAGCTGAGGCAGATCGTGACCTCATTATGGACGAACTCCAAGGTAAGCGCCCATTCGAAAACGAAAGAACATGAAACTATCAGAAGAAGAACTAAAAGACCTCGAGGCTTTTGCCGGCTTCATATTCTCTGATAAAGAGCTTGCTGAGATCCTCGACGTTTCGGAAACGCAACTCGCTGCTGAAATGAAGAAGCCAGACAGTAAAATTCGCAAAACGATTGTGGCTTCGAGATACAAAGTTGAGGCCTCATTGAGAAAGGTTCAAATTGATTTGGCCTTGCGCGGCAGCACTCCGGCAATGGCGATTTGCAATGATTACCTGAAAAAAATCAAACGCTAATGGCTACAGATATTGAGCGCATTCAAGCACACCTCGAGGGAGATGATACCATAGAGATGACAGACCATCTCAGGGAGAAGCTTGGACGAATAAAACAGATGTGTGCCTTAGTGGTAGATCATCTTGATGATACCAAATGCGTGGCACTTCATGCGGAGCTAACTGGGGTGGATGAGGCAACAGCATATAGAGACCTCAGAGATGCCAGGAAGCTTCAAGGCGACTATTTGGCCATAGACCGAAAGTTCGAGCTCTTACGCCTCTACAACAAGCAAAAACGGTCTATCGACAAGGCTGAAGAGCTGGAGCAAATGAACGCCGTAATGAGCGGACATAGAACGGCTCAAGAATATCTCAAACTGATATTTGCCAGTGATCTGATCGACCTTACGAAATACAAACCTCATACGGTTCAATTGGTGTTTGATCCATCTCTTATAACCGACGATATGGAATTACCAGAACCGGATCAGCTTCAAAAAATATTCGAAAAACTAAGCAAACCGAAACTAGACATCGATGTCGACAATTATACTGAATTCGAAGAAATCAAAGACCAGCTCGACAGAGGTAAAGAAGGTACATCTTAACGTTCCTCAGCTACTCAATCAGCTAGTTGATAGCAACCATACTGTAGTGGTTTCGGGTCGTGCGGTCGGTAAAACCTATGGTTTCACCGCTTTAAAATTGGCAAATTGGTTGGATGCGATGCCTCAAAGCGTAATTCGGCTGGCATGCTATACTTATGAGGGACTACGTATGAATGTTCTTCCTGGTATAATCAAGGGATGGAAAGACATACTCGGATATCAAGAAGGAACGAAAAACGCCGCTGACGGTGGCCATTTCTGGGTAGGAATGAATCCACCTCCAGAGTTCAGAATTCTAAAACCATTTAGAGATCCTCGAGGAGAAATTAAGTATCAAGTTCGTTGGTGGAATGGAGCCGTTCTCTTATTGTCTAGTATGGACAGGGCCATCAATAACGGAGGTGAATTTGATGCAATTGCCTTCGAAGAAGTAAAATTCATGAAGAGGCAGCCTGTGAAAGAGATTCTACTCGCCAAGCGAGGAAACAAAGAAAAGTTCCAACACTTATATCAGTACGGATCTGTCTTGATGGTGACAGACCGCCCTGAGGTACACGATCCTGGACGATGGGTGCTCGATGAAGCCACTAAGGTGACGAAAGAAACAAATGAGCTCATCCTTAAGCTATGCTTCAAATTAGCTCAGATCAACCATCAAATATCAGAGGCTGAAGCCGCCAAGAAAGGAGCTACAGCAGATAAGCTATACACATTGATGGCTAGGTATAATAGAATGCTCAATGAGTTGCGGAAGAACTCATTCAACTATATCGAAGTAAGCACCCTAGAGAACATCCACGCCCTCGGCGTAAAAACTCTGGTAGACTATTACAATAGTCTAGATCCTTATGAGTACACGGTCAGTGTCCTAAACGAGGATCCCGGCTTTGTTCCCAACAGCTTCTACGCCAAACTTGACCGTGACAAGCATGGTTACCGAATGATCAACTATAACTATATTGATAACCTAGACGCTGCCCATAGGTCCGAGATCAAGCGGAATATGAATTGGGACAACGACGTTGATCACGATGAGATCCTATGCATTGGAATGGACCATAACGCAGCAATCAACAATATCGTCACAGCCCAAAGAATTGGCAATAAGGCCTATCTACAAACAGACCTTTATGTTGAATCTCCGGAATACCTGAAAGAGCTCATGACCCTTTGGATGGAGTACTATAGGGATCACCGGACTAAAACAGTTAAGTACTACTACAATCAGACTTCTGTCTCTGATGACTCCAGGGGAAACCCGGCTGAGTCCGAAACAGTCATAAACATTCTAAGACAGAATGGATGGACTGTAATCCCAGAATATCAAGGCGGAACTCCAGACCACGAAGTGACCCAAAAGCTCTGGAGCCTATCGCTGTCAGGTGATGACCCAAGATTACTAGAGGTGAGAATCAATCTCCAAGCTGCAGGTAGACTCTTCGATGTCATGAAGAAGACGGGAGTTCTCAAACGAGGAAAGAAATACAAGAAAGACAAGCGGTCAGAGATCTTCGACTACAAGGCAGGTAAGTATAATGTCCCACAACCACAAGCCACCCATGTTACCGAGGCCGCAGACGTACTACTCCTAGGTATGCAACGAGACTACCACAACGGTGACCTATCTCCAGTGATCGGATCCTTTGGCTCGCTCTAGACCACTGGAATCCTTACCCCCAAAGCCACGCCACCACAGGTGCAGAGCGGTATAGACCAAGGTCTATGTCATAACAGGGGCGCCCTCTCAACATCCTAAATACCACATATACAGCATGTTAGCGGCTAATATATCAAAAAAGTCGAAAATGGCAATTGCGAGCTTCGATAGGGTACGCTTCGTGCTGCGTAACCATCCAAAAACACGATTTGCGAAAAAGCAAATCGGTTTTGGATGGTTACTTAATTGAAAAACAAGGACTTATATAAACTCTAATTATCAATATTTGCGAATCCTTCGGAAAAAATGATAGAAAACAATCCCTTATAAATAGGTTAAAACACTATAATACAGTATCTTAAACATATATTATTAACCTTTTTTAAATAACATTATGGGAAATGTTGTAAACGATCCGACGAACGGACAAGGAAAAGCGAGCGCACCAGGCGCAGCAAAAAAAACCAATACGAAACCCGCAGCGGTTAAGTCTCTTGAAGAGAGAGCGAAAAAAATAGCAGAAGCTATTCAGCATCACAAGTTGCTATCCGAAAAGGTGGAGCACCGCCAAATTTTTCATGAAAAGCTTGAGGAAATTCAGTCTTGTCAATCTGAATTAAGAGATTCAGAGCGCGAACAATGGGATTCGAGTATCTTCAAAGTGACGCTTGCCACTTACACAGGTCGAACCCTTTTGAGTTTCTCACAAGGAGTTTTAATAGAGGACTTTCTAGCCTTTATGGGCGACAGAATTACCGAGAAGATGGATGCGATAGATCAAGAGATTATCGAACTGGAAGCCTAGACCCAAGATGAAAAAGTAAAACCCTGCACTAGTGATAGTGCAGGGTTTTTTATTATCCTTTCGAATAACTTATGGGATTGGCAATTTAAGAAAAAAGCGCCACTTTCTTGCAAGAAAGTGGACAAAGAAGCCGCTACTCGCGAGCCAAGCGGAAATCCGAAATCGTTTTCAGAGCTTAATAAGCTACTCTTCACCCGAAGTCGGATTGAGAATTTGAGCCTGAGCAGAACGAAGCCCCAACGAAGTGACTAGCAACATTGGGGCTTCTCTCAATCGAACTTCAAACGAAGCTCAGGCATTAAAGATATGGGAATTGGAGGGATCATTCAATTCAACGGCAAATTCGGCTCTATCTCTGACAAGTCAAGGATTTTCTCGGCATAAAGCGCCCCGCAGCCCCACTCCTATTTATTCCAATTCCTCCTTGACTGTAGTCAGATCTAGAACCGGTGGATCAGCCGATAATTGAATTTCTTACTTAAATCTCAATCGAATGAAAATTCAAAACAACATTGCCGAAGTGACTATCGGCTACAGCTCAAACGTAGCGCCTTCTGAAAGGCCATCGATCCAAAGAAGCAGCGATGCAGAAGACATCCTGCGTCCGTTCTTTCAACCCTTCATTGAACACCACGAAGCATTCTATATACTGCTTCTGAACCGCGCAAACAAGGTTCTAGGTGTTTCAAAAATATCCGAAGGCGGATTATCCGGGACCGTCGTTGACATCCGTATAATCTTCCAGGCTGCAATCCTGAGCCAAGCACAGTCTGTAATAATGGCACACAACCATCCTTCCGGAACTAACCGCCCTAGTGAGCAGGATAAAAACCTCACGAAAAAAATCAAGAAAGCAGGTGAATATATGGACATCAACATCCTTGACCATCTCATCTTGACTACAGAATCATTCTACAGCTTCGCAGATGAAGGGTTACTTTAAGAATTGGGGCTTCGGCCCCTTTTTTTATTCATTTCCAGATAAGTTCAAGTCTCAAATTCTGTCCTTCCAAAAAAAATCCACCTTTTCCACTTTCGTGTCATGGCGAAAATGACACGCAAAGAACTTCTCAACCTTGTAACCTCAGGCGAAATAGTCGACTTAACATTTAAAACCGCTCGAGAAGCCGATTCTTCCGGAGGCAGAAGGATCACAGAAACGAACCTGCAGATCTGCGGAAGTCGCCACAGCGACAGAGAGCACGGCACTTTCACAGTGAAACAAGTTGGCAAAGCCAAGGCACACCCAATCACGGTACATCTAGATCTAGTTGAATTCGCTAACGGAATTGAAGTAATATGAGGTTCGACATCATCCAAGGCGAAGCTGGCACAGCTGCATATTTTGAGCCATCTCGAGGAATTGCTTTCAGCATGAATAAAGTGCGCGAAACGCGCACGGTTCGACTCGCCGATCTCAGAGGAATTAACGGTCAAATTGCCCCGTGGGCACCGAACAATCAAAAGCCTTACGAGATCCTCAAGGAAATAGAAGTAAGCGCCTTGCTCGAACCTATTATTCAAAAGAAAACAGAGCTCCTTACTAGTGGCGGCATAATGTATGGCCACGAAGAAATTGAGCACGGTCAGAAGGTTATGAAACCAATCATAGAGTCTGAAATTGAAGACTTCAGGGAGATGATTGAGAGCCATCGCCATATTGTTGAAAAAACCTACGATTACTACACTTTCCGAAACACGTGCACCGAAATGACAGTGGATGTTGGGCGACGCGTAACAGGCATCTACTCCAATGACATGAGCGAGGTTCGTCTTGGTTTCCAAAACCGATCGGGCTCCAGGAAAGGTCTCATAGATAAAGTATACATCTCTGCGGATTGGAGAGAAAGATTCGACCCCTCGAACGCCCACGTGGTGGACGCAGTTGACCCGTACTATGATGTGGTTGGTCAAATCAAGCAGGGCAGGAAGTATAAGTATGCCATTCCTGACAGACTTCAGAATCGCGGACGCAAATACTATCAGCGCTCACTGATCGAAAATTTAATGGACAGCGGTTGGCTTGACATTGCTAAATCCATTCCGATCTGGAAGAAAGAGATCATGAATAATCAGATCGCAATTTCCTTTCACGTTGAGCCAAGCGAAGATTATTGGAATAGGAAATATCCCAAGTTCCATACGATGTCTGCTTCTCAACAGAAGGAGATTGAAAGGAAGGAAATCGAAATGTTCCTCACTTTCTTTTCCAAGAAAAAAGGTGGGGTATTTATGTCTCGCTATAAGCAGCAA